CGTCAATACAAGGCTTGTTTGAATCTGAACGTGAAAAAGTTTGGGAAAATGTACCTGTTGACGTCCTGGAACACGCTAAGACGTATATGATAGATCGAGAACGATCTAAAGAATCACTCTCCGCATGCTTAGTTTCTGTTAAGTATTATGTTGCTAAACACCACCCTGACCTTAGAAATAGGGATAAGGTAGTTCGTTCGGCAGTTATTAAAGCTTTTAGTGAAACGGAGGGTGATGAACGTATGTGGCTAGCTGTTGCTTCAAGACGTGAACAATACACCCGAGTTCAGGCTCTTAAAACCCTAAAGGGTAACAAAAACGGGTGGTACCATATGGGTATCGCTTCAGCTTTGTTTTGTGTGCCTATTTTTAGTTATGTTTTTCCCGCGACAAGGCGATATTTAATGCCAGTTGGAGTGTTAGGAGGCCTAGGTTTGATATACCAAGGCTGGTTTGGGTTATGTGATTTATTTAATCATTTAGAGCGTAACCATATGCACTTCGCGCGGTTGGGTAGATATTTAAGAATCACTTATGGAGATAACTCTAAGAAAGATCCACTTTTGTTGCATGAATGGTATCAAAACCAATCAGAACAAGTGTGTTGTGTTGCTAAGTGTGGCGACCTCACACGTGTATCATTTAATCCTAAAAATTCAGAATTTGGTAAGCAATATGAAATAGTTAAAACTGTTATTGATAACAATATAGATACAAATGTTGTCATTAATTGTGATGTCCCTATAGGACTCGTTGATGATGTTAGGCAGATTATAACTACTCATAGTGATTACACATTGGCTCAGGCAATTTTGAATAATGTAGTTGATGATGATAAAGATTGGTTTCCAATTGATGACGATTGTGGTAAACTCCTTGGAGGTGCAGGTAATTGTGTTATGATTAAAGATTATGATAAACATGTCTATGATATGGTTGTTAATTTAATAGGTACAGACCGTTATATTGAGTATGCGGACGACGTGGTTTATAACAATCCAACGTTTAATGGGAATAGTAATTGTGTTAACTATCCCAAGTTGGACTGTGTTAAACCTTATTCTATGGTATCATTTGTTGAACCTTTAGTTAAGGTTGGTAAGTACGGTGAATTTGAAAAGTCATTGATGCACATAGGTGCAGGGTGGCTAGGATGTCTACCTGGTGCTTTAAAACAAACGGCTGAGAATGAAAAAGCGTCGCTACATGGTCGACATTTAGCGATAAAACATGTTGATGATCTTGGATTATGGGAGGATGTCATTGTTGAAACGATGTCATATTTCCGTGATATAACTGACGTACAGTCGGTGACTCTTGATGAGTGGTTGTTGTCAATACCACCTAAAAGGGCTAAGGTTTATAATGATTTTATTGATCAAGGTGTTGACGTTAGTATGAAGGATCGTAAGTATCATATTAGAAATTTCTTCGTTAAAGATGAAGTTTTGGTGCCATCTGTTAAAGGTGACATAAGACTTAAATACCCACGTGGTATACAAGGTTTACAACATTCAGCTGCCAACATTTGTTTAGGGCCATTTATGAAGACGGTCTCAAATGGGTTGGCGAAGATGTGGGGTGGTATTATATCATACTCATCAGGCCGAACACCTTGTGAAATTGGCCTTTGGTATACTTTGTGTAAACGTGAAGGTTATGATTTTTATGAAGATGATTTCTCACAATTTGACGCTAGTCAAGGACGTGGCTGCCATGAAGCTGAGATGGCAGTATATAATCTATTTAACCCAGATTCACAAGTTCGTTTTGCTTTATCAAAGCAGACGGACACTGTTGGGTTTTCAAAACATTACAAGTACC